CGCACGAACAGTTGCACTGTTTGCGTGAGTCTTGATCGGATCAAGGTGCGGGCACTAACTAATACATATATAATATGAAACGTATACCATTATTTATTATTTGGATAATATCTCTTGCCATGACGATATTGTTCGCAAATGAATTTAATGTTGTTTTTTGGCTTTCTTTTGTCGCATTTGCATTGTGTCAAGTGTGCATAGAGAAAAACAAAAAGAGACTAGAGAGAGAAGAGTAATTAGCTACTTAAAACTTTTTGTTTTGTCGTGTTTTTATTTTGTGTTTGTGTGTTCGAGGTGCATTGTCTGTGAAGATAGTGCATCCCTTTTTAAATGGAAAAATGAAAATAATAAAAATATACTTTAAGGAGATATCGTCGTTCGTGAGAATATTGATATCTGTTGTATTTCAATGTAAAGCCCTGTATCTAAAGTGATACAGGCAAACGGGCAATTAGTTTAATGGTTAGAACGTACTCTCACGGGTGAAAAAGAGGTTCGATTCCTTTATTGTCCACAAATTAATATTTAAATATTTGTATTATGAAAGGAATAAAAGGAAAAAAAGGATTTGATAAAAGCAAGGAAAGGATACGTATAGAAGAAAAACTTCTAAAGAAAGAAGACGCTATTAAATTTGGTCATAGCGATGAAATGTTATTAAAAATACGTAGAATCACTATCGAACTGAATAGAAAAGCTAGAGAAGAGAGAATTATTGAAAAGAGACAACTTTTATATAAAGTGGTGAACAATAAAGAAGCCGGATATATTCAGGTTGTCAGAAACTATTAAATTATGGATGCTGTTGTACAATACGCTATAGATCAAGGCCTAAAAGTGGGAATTGAAGCTTTTGAAAAATGGAGGGATGATTTTCTAAACAATCCATCTATAGTAGTACCAAAGTCAAAAGCTGAAAAATACGCAGGTGGTCGAATGGTTCTTGAAAATTTGGAAGAGAGAGGATTTATATCTCCTTATCAGTTTGGAATCGAAGTTGTAACAGATGAAGAAGGTAATATTATTACCAAGCCCAAAGGATACATTTATTATAAGCGATGTGAAATAATGAAGGCTATAGAAAATGGTAATATATTGAAATGCCTTCAAAAACGAAAATAATCTATTGTTTAACTATAATCCCGGAGTAAGGACTCCGTGCGGTATCCAGTCCGCTATTTAAGTTTTGAATTATCCCCGTATGGCTTTGCTGTTCGGGGCTTTTTGATTAACCACTTTAATAATATATAATCATGAAAAAGAAAGTAATTGTAAGAGGAGATCGTTCCGGTGTATTTTTTGGAGAGTTAGTAGAAAGAAATGGTAGAGAAGTTAAGCTCGAAAATTGTCGTAGATTATGGTATTGGGATGGTGCTGCTAGCATATCGCAATTAGCGATCAATGGTACGACTAATCCAGGTGAATGTAAATTCACTGTTACGGTTCCAGAGATAGAAATTTTGGATGCAATTGAGATTATTCCGTGCTCAGATAAATCTGTTAAATCTATCGAAAGTGTTTCAGTATGGGCAAGGTGATGGAAGATAGAATAAAACAGTTTCTGAGTATTAGCTCTGGCGATGGCTATGGCTCTGGCTATGGCTCTGGCGATGGCTCTGGCTATGGCGATGGCTCTGGCGATGGCGATGGCTATGGCTCTGGCTCTGGCTATGGCTCTGGCTCTGGCTATGGCTCTGGCTCTGGCGATGGCGATGGCTATGGCGATGGCGATGGCTATGGCTCTGGCTCTGGCTATGGCTCTGGCGATGGCGATGGCTCTGGCGATGGCTATGGCATAAAATCTGTAAATGGGAATACTATTTCTATAGTAGATAATATACCTACTATAATTACAAATGTAAAAGGTAACATTGCAAAAGGATTTATCCTCGGTTCCGACTTATCTCTTACTCCTTGTTTTATAGTAAAAGGGAATGATCAGTTTTCTCATGGTAATACTCTACACGAGGCATTTGAATCTTTGCAAGAAAAGCTTTATGATGATAGTACAGAAGAGGAAAGAATTGATAAGTTTAAAGAGCATTTTTCTGACTTTTCAAAAAAATACTCTGCTAAGGAATTATTTATATGGCATCATGTGCTTACTGGGAGCTGTAAAGCTGGGAGAGAGTCTTTTTGTAGGGATAAAGGTATAGATGTAGATAATGATAAGTTTACCGTCTATGAGTTTATAGAACTAACTAGAAATTCATATGGCGGTGAGGTTATCCGCAAATTATCTTGATTTAATCCCGGTGTCCGTTGATTCGGTATCCGGGAACTATTTTAACCACTTTAAATAATATATAGTTATGAGTCTTATTAAGAAAAGTAATGAATTAGTGATTCCGTCAACCATTAAGATGATGATTTACGGACAGGCAGGTATGAGAAAGACTACAACTGCTTTGAGCGCTCCGAAACCGTTATTACTAGATTTTGATAATGGTGTAAAACGTGTAAATATGTCTCATTTAAATGGAGTGGATATTGTACAGATAACATCTTGGAATGATGTTCAACAGGTATTGCAAGAGGATTTATCAGTTTATCAGACCATAGTAGTAGATACTATTGGAAAAATGATGGATTATATTATCTCCTATAAATGTGGAACTCGTCAGCCGCAGATAAGAGACTGGGGTGGTATCAATCAAGAGTTTAGCGGATTTGTTCGAAACCTTTCTAACTTGAACAAAAATATAATCTTTGTCGCTCACCGTGACACAAGAAAAGAGGGTGACGATACAGTATTCATTCCTGCATTACGGGAGAAATCATATAACTCTATTGTTACTGAATTGGATTTACTTGGTTATATGGAAGCTAAGAATGAAAACGGCAAAGTAAAATGTACAATAACCTTTGACCCGACTAACCGTAATGACGGTAAGAATACCTGTAATCTTCCATCAGTGATGGAAGTTCCTACGAATTTGGATGCTAACGGAAATCCTACAGCAAAGAATGATTTTATCACTACACAAGTAATTAACCCTTATCTTTCTATGTTAGCTCAAAAGAAAGCAGAGAGCGATAAATACAATAAGGTGATAGAAGAGATCAAAGAAAGCATCGAGTTCATCACTGACGCAAATTCTGCCAATAATTTTGCTTCTCATATTAAAGAGTTTGACCACATTGGTAGTTCCTTGATAATGGCTCGTAATCTCTTTGCTGCAAAAGTTAAGTCATTGGGGCTTACTTATAATAGCGAAACTAAAACGTATAGTGATGCAGCAGCCTAAGTATCGCTTCTATGCAACTATCCTTGATGCTTTTTTGGGGTATTTGAATAGTGATATTGTTTGGGAAAAGTACTGGGAATGGAGTGAAAATCCTCCCCACACCCCTGAAGAATTTCACGAGTTGCAGTTCCAAGAGCTGATAGACCGGATCAACCGCAAACCGTTCGATAGTGAAGCTGCCGACCGTGGCACAGCTTTCAATGAAATCATTGATTGCATGGTTGAGAATCGAAAGTCAGAATCTATGCAGATTGAAAGTGTTAAACAAAAATTCGTAAATACAATTTGTAATAAACCATTTGGGTTTAATTGCAGAAATACCCATTGTGAGAATTGCTCCTTTTACAAAGAAGAAGAGCGTGAAAAGGTAATCTCAATAAAAGCAATTTATAACAATCGTGAGTTTGTATTCCCTATTTCTCTTTGCCGTGAGTTTGCTGATTATTTCAAAGGTGCATTAACACAGCAGAGGGTAGAAGCAATCCTACCGACCGCATACGGCAATGTGTTAGTTTACGGTCTAATTGATGAACTGATGCCTACCAGTGTTCATGACATCAAGACAACCGGCAGTTACACTGTAGGAAAATTCAAAGACCATCACCAGCATTTGGTTTATCCATACGCCCTGATGCAGAACGGGTCAGATGTGCGAACGTTTGAGTACAATATCGTAGAGTTTAACAAGGGCGGTTATGTGGTAGATACCTATACGGAAACATACGTTTTCAACCCGGAACGTGACATACCTATTCTTACTAATCATTGTGAGGAATTTATCCGGTTCTTGGAAGAAAACAAAAGTTTGATCACTGATAAAAAAATATTTGGAGGAGAAAATTAATGGCAAATCAAATAACTGGAAGAATAATCGAAATCGGGCAAACCGTTCAAATTCCATCGAAAAACGGTGGTTCCTCATTTACTAAACGGGAATTTATTTTAGATGCTACCACTTATGATCCTTATACAGGTGAGCGTAGCGAGTATGAGAATGTTATTCCCTTAGAGTTTTCAGGAGATAAATGTGCTGATCTTGACCGTTTTAGTCAAGGTGATGTTGTTACCGTGTCATTCGTACTACAAGGACGTTCTTGGACGAATCAAGATGGAGAACTTAAGCGTATGGCTTCTATTCGGTGCTATAAAATAGAGGCACGTGGCACTGCTACTCAATCGCCACAGGGTGCATCGGTACAACAACCGGCACCACAACCGAATTATCAGCAACAACCGCAGAACTTTCCACCTACGGTTGATGCAAATGGTAATGCAAAGGATGACCAACTTCCTTTTTAATTTCTAAATGTATGGAAACGAAGAAGTGCTTTAAATGCGGTATCATTAAACCTTTGTCAGATTTTTATCGTCATTCCCAAATGGCTGATGGTCATTTAAACAAATGCAAAGAGTGTACCAAAATGGAGGCTAAAGACAGGTATAATACTCTTTCTTTAGATGAAAGATGGATGCAAAAAGAAAGGGAAAGGAGCCGAGAAAAATTCAAACGATTGGGATATAATGGAGCTTTTCGCCAGATAAGGTCTGTATGTCCATTAGAGGCAAATATTTCCCGACGATTAAGAGTTAGGGGATATGATACAAAAGGGAAAGAAGCCCATCATTGGAACTATAATTTTCCTTATTCAATATTCCTTTTAACGCGAAAAGCCCATAGGTGCATTCATCGGTATATTGAAGTCAACTATTCTGATAAATATTGCTATACATTGGATGGGGTAAAGATAGATACAGAAGAAAAGGCCGTGTCTATCTTTTCTTCTATATTAAGGAATAATGGCTTAAATGAGGAATTAGTATTATTGAATATCTAAATTTATGCTATTCGACTTGAAGAATGAATATCAGATACCCAAGTTTAAAGAGTATGTAAACAAGCTGTTTAAAGAGCGTGCGGTGGTAGAGGTGAAGAAGAAGCTACCCAACCGCACACTTGCCCAAAATTCTTATTTGCATCTTCTTTTAGGGTATTTCGGTAGTGAATACGGTTGCAGCCTTGATGAAGTTAAGATTGATTTTTATAAGAGGACTTGCAACCGTGATTTATTTGAGAGAAAGACGATCAACAAGAAAGGTCAAGAAGTAACCTATTTGCGCAGTTCTGCCGAACTGACAACAGGTGAGATGACCTTATCTATTGATCGTTTTCGTAATTGGAGTGCAGCGCAAGCAGGCATTTATCTGCCTGCCGCAAATGAACATCAAATGCTGATTTATGCTCAGCAAGAGATTGAAAGAAACAAAGAATTTGTATAATTCCAAATAACAGCTATTTGGAAGTTTTGAAATAAAAGTTATGCGAAATGCGTAGAACTAAAGTAATCCATATCTACCTGATCTTCGAGAAGCGGAACTATTATTTCAGTTCGGTAACGGGTATATTTCGCCATTTGTCCGAGGATCAGATAGGAATTAAGTAAAGTACATTATCTCACAATACGGAGAATACTATCGTCACTGGTAGGGCTATAATCCGTAAGAGCGAGCTGTTGAGATAGCTTTGTTAACCTTTTTACCCCAGCCTGCTTGTCTGTGAAGATTGGCGGGCGAACATGGGGAGGTATTCTCAATGGTAAAGAGAGCATAAAGAAAGCGTACGAAGTGCTTTATGTATTGCAAATGCAATTATTTAGGTTCGACTCCTAAACTGCCCCACATGAAAATAACAATCACCAAACAAGAATACCAGACGATAGTCCGGTGCTTGAAAACGTCAGAAATCCTCATTAGAGGGTGTACAATTTGAGAGATGAAGATATGATTCGTAAAACTAGAAAGAAACTCCAAAGGAGTAAGGAGAAAGGTTGCCATGACATTCGAAGAAATGAAAGCCCAGTACTGCGGTAAAAACATCCGCAAGAAGCCAAAACATGAAGAGGATGATTTGCAAAGAGCTTGTGTTTGCTGGTTCGATTTACAATATCCTCAATATAGGCTAAGGTTGCATCATTCTCCTAATGGCGGTAAACGGAATGCTATCGAAGCTGCAAAGTTTAAACAGATGGGAGTACGTGCCGGTTTCCCTGACTTACTTATGTTAATCCCTAACAAGTATTATCCTTTTATGGGAATTGAATTAAAGACTAAGACAGGGAGACAAAGCGATCACCAAAAAGCCTATCAAAAGGAATTTGATAGTATCGGAGCGAAGTATGTTATCGTTCGCTCCTTGGAAGAATTTATCGCTGTAGTAACAGATTATTTAAAAGGAAAATAGATATGAAAAAGAAATCAGACAAGCAAGTTATCCGCCCAGATACTTGCGCAAAATGCAATAATGGAACTATTGTTCCCACAGCCAAGGGAAATCCACGTGTTGCCTACTGTTTTATACTCAAACGGCGTTTTGTCGCTGATAGTAAGAGAAATTGTATTCATGCGTATTAATTAAACATATTATGGCTGGAAGACCTACAAAGCAGGGAATAGATTATTTCCCTATGGATGTTGGTTTCTTTACAGATGTTAAGATAAGAAAGATATCACGGGCCTGTGGGTCTCAATCTACTTCTATACTTATTTGCCTGCTGTGTAATATCTACAAGGATGAAGGGTATTACATTTTGTGGGACGAAGATTTGCCTTTTGTTATTGCTGACACAGTTGGGGTTTCCGAGGGCGCAGTAAAAGAAGTTTTGATAAAATCATTACAGGTTGGTTTTTTCGATCAGGAACTTTATGAGAAATATAAAATACTCACATCTTCTGGCATTCAAAAGAGATTTCTTCTTGCTACTTATCAACGCAAAGAAACGACTATTATCCCCGAATATTTAATTAATTGTGCAAACAATTCAATTAATTGCACAATTAATTCAATTAATCATAGCGATAATGAACAAAGTAAAAGTAAAGTAAAAGTAAATAGAAAGAAAAGAAAAGAAAAGGAAAATAATAAAGAAACTTCTCCTAACGGAGAAGAAAAGAAAGACGAGCTTTCTTTGTCCCACTCCCAAAAAATTGATTGGGTAGGTTTGATGAATTGGTATAATAGCTTGTTTAGAGATAAGCTTCCGGCTATAAAATCAATGACCGAAACACGGAAGAAAGCAGTTAAAGCACGTATAGCCCAATACGGCAAAGAAAGCATTAGAACTGTATTTAACCTTGTGCTTCAAAGTTCTTTTCTCCTCGGGGGCAATGACCACAACTGGAAATGTGATTTTGATTGGATATTTAAACAAGCTAATTATACAAAGATACTGGAGGGAAATTATAATGGAAAACGAGCTGATACTGCGACAACAAGAAGGGAGTCAGTTAGCCGCCTTAAGCAACTCGCCGGAGCAATACTGCAAGGCGCTGAATCCAAGAAGGATTGAAGACGTATTTCTTTCCCATGAACCTTTGATTGGGACTATAATTAAGAATCTTGGAGAGACAAAAGCTCGTGCAGCAGTAGTATATCTACTAGCTGACGCATTAGAATTCTTCAATGCAGCAGAAACGATGTCTGATGTCCAAGTTGCAATGACCGTAGATCTGATTATTGAGGAATATGCATACATGAAACTGGACGATATCAAGTTGTGCTTTAAAAATGCTATGAAGATGAAGTATGGCAAGATATATAATCGCATTGACGGTCAAGTTATTATGAGCTGGTTTAAGGAATACAATAAAGAGCGTTGCTCTACTGCTGATAATCAGTCATATAACGAACATAAAGCTCACAATGCAGAAGAAGCCAAGCCGACGAATGGCTTGTTTTATGAGGAATATCGTGCTGAACTTGAATCAAGAGCTAAAGATGGCGATGAAGAAGCTATAAAGGCTTTGGAGCTTTCCAACAATATATCTGAAATGCTATGTCAAAGAAAGTTTGTCAAGCAAAAGGAGAATCTTGATAAGTTTTACACGTCAGATAGCAAAAGAAATGTTTAATGTTATAACACATAAATCATGCTAATAGGAACAACAAATCTTAATACGACTCTCAACCTGACGTATGTGTTGACAGATGTCGTAGAAACTCTTCTCCTTGACATGAGAAGTGAAATGAAAAAACAGGGCTATGATTTGCGTTACGATGCCAAGCACAATTTCAACACAGCGATAGCCGCTATACGCCGGCTGAAGCAAGATGTAGACAAGACCCAGCTTTCTACTCAGGAGAACTTCGGAAACGACTCAGACTGTCTCCTTGCCTTCATCAAGCTGCTGATAGATCGCTGCGGTGACGACGACAAGGAAGAGGTAGCAGAAAAATTGGCTAAATGTGGTATGGTCGTAGTACAAGATGAAACATTCTATGTGGAACCAAAGAAAGAAGATCAGGCGTCCTAAATACTCATATGCTCCCATCGGTAGCCGGCGGGCAGTTTGTCACTGGTTGGAGATAGGAGATATCCTCGAGGTAGACAAGGTTGGTGAATTCCCCACCAGTGAAGAAGCACGCAAAGAATGCTACCGGCTTAACGGCTGGAAATATGAAGAACCTGAGAAGAGAAAAAATAACCTCAAATATTAATAATTTAATTTTTTTACATTATGAATGAAATTTATTGGATGACCGTAGTTGGTAACCTGTCCACCGCCTTGATGGTCGTATGGATTGTAGCTTTGATAATTGTCCTTGGTATGTTGCTTGTCCTGGCAGCTTCGGAGGGTGATGTAATCGATGATGAGGACAGCGCACACATATTCTTCAAATGGTTGAAGCGCTTTGTTGTCTGTGGTGTAATAGCGGCAATGGCGAATATTTTCATTCCGACGACCAAGGAGCTGCTTTATATCTATGGTGTCGGTGGCACGATTGACTATATCAAGACGAATGATACGGCAAAGCAGCTTCCGGACAAGTGTATCAAAGCGCTTGACCGTTTTGCAGATAAATATATTGACGAACCTGAAAAAGACAAATAATTATGGGAATGCACACATGGTTTGAATGTAAGATCCGTTACGAAAAGGTAATGGAGAACGGAATGCAGAAGAAAGTAACTGAGCCCTACCTGGTAGATGCTCTCAGCTTCACAGAAGCGGAAGCACGGATAATAGAAGAGATGACTCCCTTCATCTCTGGAGTGTTTACTGTTTCTGATATCAAACGCGCCAACTATAGCGAAATATTCCCCAGCGACGTTGAATGTGACGACCGCTGGTTTAAATGTAAACTGTGCTACATCACATTGGATGATAAGAGCGGAGCCGAGAAAAAAACAAGTACCTATGTGTTGGTACAGGCTTCGGACCTCGAACGGGCGAAGAAGAACCTTGATGCCGGCATGAAAGGCACAATAACAGACTATCAGGTGCCCTCAGTCGTAGAAACAGCTATCATGGACGTATATCCTTATACAGCTGACAAAGACGCCAAGCTTGAACCGGACGAAAAGAAAAAGGAGGAATGAGTAATCACAAGGTAGTCACAGTCCTGCTCATTGTATGTGGGCAGGACTCCCTTAATGATCCGAAAGAAACGGTGAGCGAGGTTGACATGGAATATGATCTGCCGCAGATTAAAGTAGAAGGCACCAATTATGCGATAGATTCCTTCATACATGAAGAGAGTAAACGGGTACGTTTTGGCTGGCATACACGTGACAAGCCTTTCCATCCGCAAGATTTCAGACGGAAAGTCAACCGGCACCGCATCAGGAGCCGGTGCTTTTAAAGACAATTTAATTTCTATTTAAACTACAATCTTATGAACTTAAAAGAAAACAAGAAACCCATGCATATTATCCTGGAAGAGGTCGCTAAAGTGACAGGAGTATCAAAGGAACTGATCAAGTCACGCATCAGGATGCGGGAGGCGGCTGACGCAAGGATGTTGTTCTGTTACATGGCCCGCAAGGAAGGTTATCTTCAGCGTGAAATAGGGAGTTTTGTCGGACTGTGCCATTCGCGTGTGTCTGCGGCCTATTATGATGTAAAGTTGGGAAAAGGGAAGTTTCGTCCTCTTATAGCAAAACTGTCCGAAGGTGCGGAAGTGTCGCCAGAGAACCGGAAGAGCATGGATGTGGAGGATTGGATAGAGGATCAGAGCTTTGTTGTGGTCAATCCTGATCTTCCCGTTGTCGGGAAGTCAGTTGCCTTGAAGGTAGTCCGGATGGCGGAGAGCAGGACGGTGACAAAAGCCGTCGGGATTCTTTCCTCCGTTCTGGAAGGCTGGATGCATGGCGGTGATGCGGACTGTATCGTTGCGGAATTTGAAGAGAAACTGGGCGATGCGCTCAAGAAAAAAACAACAGGAATAAAGACTGACAGTGTATGAAACCAAGAGCTTTTTTTGATGAGGTGGTCAAATTACGGCAGCTGCAAAAGAGATATTTCAAAGAACGTACATCTATGGCGCTGACCGCCTGCAAGAAGCAGGAGAAAATCATAGATGAAGAAATAGCGCGAGTTAATAAACAGGTGGAGAAAGACGGTCAACTCCGGTTGATATGATTCAATACAGAAAAGAAATGAACAAAATAACAATTGAGATAACCGCTACAGGATGGACAACTACTGTAAGCATCAACGGTGAAACTTTTAGTGAGAAGTTTGAACGAACTTTCACAGGTGCAAAAAGCGTAGAAGGTAATTTGGAAGGAGTAGAACAGATTCCTGATGAAGTGATAGATGCCATTCAATCAAGTGCTTATTATGATTGCATGGCTGCTCTTAGAGATATCGAATAACTATCAAAAATTAAGAAAGGAACTAAAGTATGACACAAGAAAAATTCATTGCATTGTCAAAGGAAAAGGTTGCAAAATTGAATAAAGGTTCAAAAGAAGCGGAAGAAGCATGGAGAGCCGGATATCTGTATTTAGCAGAACAGCTACGCATCAGTTTCAATAACAAGACACAACTTTACTTTTTAGAAGAAGTAGAAGAAATCGTCGAGGATTCTTACGAACTTGATGAATTTGAATAACGTATAATAAGATAAAAAAGGAATAATAATATGGCAAAGATTTATGTAGCAAGTAGTTGGAGAAATGTATTTCAGCAGGACGTTGTAGCTATTCTCCGTGATTTAGGACATGAGGTCTATGATTTTAAGAATCCCCCACATGGGAATGGTGGTTTC